TGTTAAGAAAGTTACAACAACTGCCCCTAAAAGTGTAAATAAAGTTACACCAACCGAGGCAATTAAAGTGACCGAAGTAACAAATACCCCTAAAGTTGAAGCAGTAAGTAATACTAAATCACTCCTAAAAGACTATCCACGTGATATTTTTGCCCTATTTCTTCTTCCTCTATTCTTATTAGAAGCAGGAACCAAAGAAATACTTAGGGAAACAGGAGTCCTTGCTTAATTAACACTTTGGAGGGCAATCACCCTCCTTTTTTATTACTTTTTTTCGATATTATGACCAAAAATACACATTTAGAGCATCCAGAAGATGTTATTTTATCAGGAGATCTTACTGTATTAAGTTGGTTTAATTCTACAGATGTTTGGAATGGTGCTAACTTATCAGCGAAGATTGATGGTGCTCCAGCAATAGTTTGGGGCACTAATACTGCGACTGGTAATTACTTTGTAGGCACTAAATCTGTCTTCAATAAAAAGTTAATTAAGATCAATGAATCCCATGAGGATATTGATAAGAATCACACTGGAAATGTCGCTGCTATCTTACATGAATGCTTCGACTATTTACCACAAACTGATGGCATATTTCAAGGTGATTTTATAGGTTTTGGAGGTGCAGATTGCTACACTCCTAATACTATAACATATTATTTCCCTGAAATAGTAACACATAAGATTATAATTGCACCACATACTTATTATACAGCAGAGAAAGATTTGAGGGATGCTATTGCACACCCTATGAATGATTTCTACTTTGATAATAGATATAGTGATGATGTTTTATGGTTTCAACCTTATTCAACCATACAAGATAGCACAGAAGATATAAAGAATCGTTGCACATTTGCACGACAAATTGCAACTTTATGTGAGTTCCCTAATGTTAAACAATTATCTAGGATTAAGAAGCAATTAAACTCATGTATCAGGAACGATATTGAGTTAGATGATATTACTTTAGAGGCACTTGCACATGATAACAATTGTGACCTAAATGTCCTACGTTTGTGGAAATTAGTAGCATCAATTAAGACTGATTTGTTATTATTAATTAATACAGATCACGATGTTGAATGTTACATTGAAGAAGAAAGATGTGGGCACGAAGGTTATGTTTTAGCAAATGAGTTTGGTACATTTAAGGTGGTTAATCGCTTGGGTTTTAGTAAAGCAAACTTTAACCTATCTAAAATGAGATAAAGGGGGGACGCTGAAACTGTCCTTATAGTGTAAGGGATACATCCACTTCTGGTTAGTCCCTCCCTTACACGTTAATTTCAATCAATTGTTTATGTCAACTCTAGCAAATGAATCATTATTAGAGAACATTTATGATGAAGTTTGGGAGGAGTTTCGTATATCTAACAAACTAACTGACGACCAATTAAATGAACTTTGCTTTGCAAATGAGTCAGGAACATTGTTAGCAATCGAAACAGAAACTAACAAAAGATTTGAAGATCTTTCACGTTAAGTATCACAAACCACATTCAATTCATTCATTAAATCTTTTTTATTATGCCAAATTCAACTCTTAAGTTAACATCAGATCAAGCACAATTACTTCAGCAAATGTTTGGAGATCTAGCATCTTTAGACTATGATGATAAGTACAATGATGATTTTGGTTCTGATGTATTCACTCAATTATGGGATAAGGTTACTAAATTGTAATTTTATCCCCTTTTTATTATACATTTATGGAGGTAAGTTCAATGTCAGTTATTACTAATCAATTAGATTGTCTATCTGAAGTATTAGAGGACTTCTGCATTAAGTATAACTTGGAGTTTATGAGTGCAGATGATATTTTATATGGTAGTTCAGATGATGAATTAACAGATTACCAGAAAGATTGGTTAAGAAACTATATCTCAATCTGGGACACTATTGCAAACTTATGAGGACTAATTATGCTTACTAAATTTTCCGATCTTGCCGAATATGTGTGGGATTTTTATGCACCTAACAGTGATCTTTATCCTATTAAAGGTTTAACTATGGATGAAGTTTTTGCTGCTATATTTGAATATAAGCAGAGATTGTTGAAGGTAAGTTATAAGAATCCATCATATATTAAGGCATTTGGTGAGAATTATACTTACGGTTATAATGATAGTTTAGATAGAGAAAGAGTAAGAGATATTCTACTTGAAAATCCAAACTTATCATGGAGTAACTAACAATGAAACTATCAACTAATCCTTGCAAAGTATCAGCAAGTCAGAAGGATTTGAAGGACTGGATGATAGGAACTGAACCTGATTACTATGAAACAGAAGTAATTAGTGGTCAAACTTGTCATTTTGAGGTTAGATTTTATCCTAATACTTCATTTCCAGTTAAAACAAGAATATGGGAATTTCAACCACATTATGCAGGACTAAATGATAACGAAAGCAGACGATTTGCATATAAAATAGGTTGGGATTGGAATCAACCACAATCCCAGAAGATTAAGTCAACGCAATTTGAGAAGATAAAAGATATTTTTGCAGAGTGGATCGTGAATAGTAGATGTAAAGATCTTTCAATATCTTTCGCTGCTGATTTATACAAATGGTCACGTAATCAGTTAGATAATATGATATTAGGTGACGTATTAGATAGAATTAGTAGTGCAAAAGACGAGTCATTGTTAATAGATATTATGCGACAAAGTAATATTGAAGACGAGGTAATAAAGGTCTTTAGTTTTAACAATTTTCCATCATCTTCAT